TAAGATTGGTAAATGGCTAAATACCTCACACTGCCCGACGGCAACTCGGTAACGATTCGAGAGGGTGAAACGCCGGAACAAACATGGGCGCGTGCTCAGCGCGACTTCCCCAACTCTTTCCCCAAAGCACCGACACAAGAAGCCAAACCTGAAACGGGTTTCTTCCCCGCCATGCGGGGCACGTTTGAGGAAATGAAAGGTCAAGCCGCACTTACTGCGGGTAAAGCTGGCATTATGGAATTGCCTGCTGCCGAAAAATACTATAAACAACAACAAGTAGAAGCCAGAAAAATATTTAAACCGACAGAAGAAAGCTTTGCAGAAGCGCCTTGGACAAAATTTAAAGAACTGGCCGGTACATCTTTGCCATATATGGTGGCTCCTTTAGCTGGAGCAGCGTTAGCGCCTTCTGGGCTTGTTGCAGGAGCCGCCGCCGCTGGCATTCCCTCCGCCGCTCAGTTTGTTGGCACTAACTTGGGTCGTCAGGTTAATGAGGGTAAATCCCTAGAAGAAGCCAGCGGCACACAAGCGGTTGCAGCCGCCATCCCACAAGCAGCGTTGGATGTTATTGGTTTGCGGTTTATTCCGGGTATTAGAAAAATTCTAGGTGCAGCCGGTAAAGAGTTGACCGAAGCAGAAGCGCAAGCACTGCTTACGCAAACCTTAAAACAAAAAGCTGTTGACTACACCAAAGCTACCGGCAAAACAATGGGTGTGGAAGGGTTGACAGAATCTGCTCAACAAGTATTAGAGCGTGCACAGGCCGGGTTAAATATTACAGACCCCCAAGCTAGACAAGAATACTTTGACAGTTTTGTTGGCGGAGCAATTCTTGGTGGCGCTCTTGCTCCTGCTGGTAGGTTTGTTGAGCGGGGAGGAGAAAAACGCAAAGCCGAAACGGTGTTGCTCAAAAGCGACCTTGAAAAAAGCAAAACTGAATACGAAGCCGAACAAGAGGCACGTAAACAAGCCGCCGCAAATAAAGCCGCAGCAGAAAAACCCCAAGGTGACTTGCTTACCGCAATGGGTGACGAGACTGTTCAGGGTGAGTACTCACTGCTGCCGCAAAACCAGTTACAAAAAAATGCGTTTGCACTGGCTACAAAAGCTGACATCCCTGCTGAAAGCTTACAAGGGTTGGATGCTAACGAAATTCTTACCACCACAAAACAAAAACTAACACAAGATTTAGAAGAACAAAGCCGTGTGCTTCCATTGCTGACAGCACAACGCGATGCAGCAGCACAAGCCAACCAAATGGATAGGGTGGCAATACTTAATCGCCAACTTGGCGAACTGTCAAAAAACAATGAAACAACCAAAAACTTGTACAAACAAGTTGACAAACTGGTTGGCCCAGAATTTGATCCTGATGTAACAGATGCCAAACGCAAAAAAGCGGAAGAAGAAGGAAAATTTGAAGAAGCTGCCAAGTACGCAGAACAACTACACGCGTGGAATCAAAAGAATTTTGCTATGCGCGACAGGGTGCGCAGCAAAGTAGCACCTGCCACAAGCATTGAAGCTGTGCCCAAAGAGCAAATGGACTTGTTTGCTCCGGGGTACGAAACAAAACAAGAAAAAGCGGAATTGGAAGACCTTGAAAGCACATATCAAGGTGAGCGCGGTACTGCTGCAAGCCGTGAGCGTTTAGAAAAAATTAAAGCAAAACCGTCCGCAGACGAACTGATGCTTCAGCAAGAAGAAGAGTACCAACGCGATTTAGATGAGCGCGATCTTGCCAAGAGCATGACGCTGTACCCAGAACAGTACTTGGCTTCATTGCGTAAACAAATTAGCCAAGATGTTACAAACGCAATTGATAGCGGCATGGTGAACGCTGGCGTGCGTAAAACATTAGGTTTGGCAGGACTTGGTAATGCCAATCTTGATTTAACAAACACAAAACACGTAAATGCCGCAGAAACAATTCTTCGCCAGAAGATGGAGCAGCTTAAAACAGAACGTGATGCGTTTGCTGCAAAGCACCAAAGAGAAGATAGTTTGTATGACGTTGATGGCAAATTAAAACCAGAAACACTAGAACAACTTCGCCGTGATGTACAGGCAGAAGAAGTTAACCGTCTGTTGCAACATATTCGTGAAACAGGCACTCAACAACGCGCAGATATTGTTCAAGCAAAAATACCAACAGAAGACAAGGGCTTGGCAAAACTAGAACCGTTGCAAAACATGACGGTTGAAGATAAGTTCAGGGTGTTGGGTTCATTGGGTTACGCAAAATTCAATGAGTGGCAAAACATGCCAGAAGGCACAAAAGAAGAAAAGAAAGCCAAACAAGAAGCCCAAGACAAGTATTTGCAAGATGCCGATCAACTAATCAGCAAACTGACTGTATCTGGAGATACAACAAAAGTTGATGCCCAACGCCACAGCATCGAAGCGCGTCGCCAAGAAGCATTGCAAAAAACTTACTACAACGACTTGCTTACAAGGTTGGAAGATATCAACCGCCAAGTCAATCAAGAAGGCATAGAACCGCATCCTCTGGACAGGCGTACTGCTGAAGAACTTGGTCAAAAATATATTGAAGCTGCTCTTAGAACTGCGGCACACCGTCGTGCTGCCCAAGGCGTTAACCAACTTCGTACCGATCAAATTGAACAAGCACGCACTGATTTGCAAAAACTTGTCAGTGAATTAGTTACCCGCAGCATGGCGGGCAAAACTACGGAAACTGAAAAAGTTACAGGGCGCATAGTCAAACCAAATGTTGGTGTGTCTAAAAAATTTGAAAAAGAATTTTATCCAGATGGCGCTTTAAAATGGAAAGGCCTTTGGAACGAAATTAAAGGTAAAAATCTTTTTGCGTTTAAAAAATACAGCAAACGCATAGATCAGCTGACAAACCGCTTAGTTGATTTGCGTTCGCGTATGGTGCGGCTTAAAAAGTTTATTGATCCGTACGAAGCCGCATACAAAGCAATGCCTGAAGGCAATCCCAAAGGCACTGAAGAACAACAACGCCAATATGCCGCACGCGAAGCGGCAATGCGTAAATTTAAAGAGGTTGAAAAACCTTTGTTGGATTTGGCCAAACAAGACTCGGGTGTTACCGAAGCATTGGTCAAGACTTTGCAAGAAGTCAAAGAAAAACATGTCGAGTACACAACTTTTGACAGGGACGTTCGTTCTTTAAGAGAACGCCCGTTTGCCGCGCCTGCTCGTGCTGAAGAAGTTATCTTTGAAGAACTTAACAAAATCATTGATAGTTTGTCGCCCAAAGAAAGTATTGAGACAACGGCTGAAGGCAAAATTAAATTTAAGCGCGAAGGTCAAGAGATCAAACGTGTTGAACAACACCCAATCAATTACGCCCAAGAATTGCTGCGTCGCATTTCAGAAGCCAAAAAAGAAATTGCTGCTATCAAAGGCAAGCACGGCACAACTAAGCGCCGTGAAGAATTAGAAAACCGTGTTGAGGCTTTGAGAAACAGCTACAACAAATTGATGGCAGACCAAGAAGGTAAAGCAGTTCTTCCCGCCGCTGAGCCAGCTGAAACCGAACAAGCCAAAGCCCAAGAAGGCCAAGACTTGGAGAAAGCCAATCAACGGTTGGCGCGTGCCATCAATGATGCAAAAGCAGAGCTGGAAGAAATAACAACCGGCATTCGCCCAGAGCCAGCTAAAGAAATCAAAGTTGGTGAACGCCCACCAGTTAAACGTGCGTTGGATGCTGCGCAAACGCGCCGCATGGGCGAGTTAAACAAACAGCTCAACCAGTTTGAAGCGGAGTACACCAAGAACAATGCTCGGCTTAAAGAACTGGGTATGTACGGCGTGCCGGGCGGCGTTGACTTTGAAACAGCCGACATGTTTGAGAAAGCGCCAGAAATGGGCGTTATCTTTGACACACCTGAACAGTACTTGGGTTCAGCCAAATCAGGCAAAATTTCTAAATTGCGTAAACAACTGCGCGATGTTCAAGCGCCCACACCGATCACCCTTGAAGAGTTACAAGGCGCACGAACAGACTACGTTGCCGCACAGGAGGCGTATGCTAAGTTGCGCAAAATGGCACCAGCTTCTGTCAACATGGAAGCGTACTATGACGCGTTGCGTTTTCATTATGAAAATGCCGCAACTAAATTAGAAAAATCTGCCAATTTTGCCAAGCTTCCAGAAGACTCACCGTACAAAATAGAAGTTGCCACGCTTAAAGAAAAAATAAAACGCGTTGAAACCAAGCGTCAAGCATGGCGTGATATGCGTTCTAAGATGGAAGCTTTTCCTGAAACTGCTGAAGCGTTTAAAGAGGCTGATGCCGAAGCCCTTGCCGCTGCTGAGCAAGCGGTTGAAAATGCGCGTGCACTCATGGATGAAGCAGACAGCCGTGCACGTCGTAACGGAGTTTTTTCTCCAGAAGCTGCTGCACCTGAACCCGGGGAAGTAGTAGCGCAGACCCCTGCGGCCACGCTTGAAAAACAAATTAAAGACGCAAACAAAGTTTGGTTTGATTTAAGAGAAGCCGGTTGGCCATACGCATCGGAAGAAATGATTGCTGATGCCAAAAATAAACTGACTGCGTTGCAAACTAAAAAGAACATGCAAACGTTTGTCGGGCGTTTAAAAGTGATGCGCGACAACTTGGCTTCTCAGTTGTATGTGTCGCCTACCGACCCATTGTCTACTGCGCTTGGCCGCGCACAAGCAAATTTGGATAAATGGCGCAAATCCATTGACACGCAGGACAAAGAACTCAAACAGTACAACGAGTGGCTGGCCGAGTTCAACAAAACACTGGCTGATTTGGAAGCAGCCCCCGCGCCTACCAACGCTACAGCGTGGCACAACTACTATTTAGATGTTGTAGAAACCCAAGAAAAAATTGAAGCACATATCAAGAACATTGAAAACCGCAAAGCTGCGTTGGTCAATGCTGAAAAAGAACAGCTTGGCATGTTCTTAATGGCGGATAAAGAAATTAAAAAAACTTGGGAAGAACTTAAACTTCTTGAAAATAAATTAACTGGTTCTCAGACAAACGAATTTAATGCGTTGGCCAAACGCCGTGCAGACTTAATGGCTGCGCAACAAGTTTTACAAGATGCCAAAGATGCTGCGGCACAGAAAACAAAAGATTTTGAACAGCGCATTGGCGAAGGTTTGAATTTGCCCGGCACCAAAGTTACCCGCATCAAAGCGCTTAGCAAAGAAGGTAAAGCCGCTGCAAGTTTGCAGTGGAAAACCAATGCTTGGGAAGGTGGCCCCTCATTTGAAGTGCAAACAACCAACCCCGGCTGGACTGTGGCGTACACCGAACAAGGGCCGGTTTTCAATTACGACCCAGCCAAAGACCCCGATGCTACCGACACGGAAAAAGCAGCAAAAAACCAAACGTACAAAAGAGCTTACGACAATCTGAAGAAAGCACGCAACGCGTTGGCCAGAGCCGAAGGCCGCAAAGTTGGTAAATCTGGCGTTGTGTCTTTGGGTACGGATGAACAAATTGCAATTGCCCGCGTTAATTTAGAACGTGCTGAAAAACGCATGGAAGATTTGGCTGGCGCACGCAAAGTTACAGTTAAAGAACTGACTGGTGAACCAATCACGGCTTCTGATTTACTGATTGAAAAAGAACAGGATGCGCTTGGCACCATGACCAAGCCCGACCAGAAAAAGTATTTTGCTCAACGCGCTGAACAAGAACGCTTGCGTAAAGAGATTGACCGCAACATGAAGCTGGTTGGTCAAACTGACATAAGCAACATGCGTAAGGCTGTGCGTGAAACCAAAGAAGCTTTGGGCAAAGAAAACTTAAAGATTAACGAACTCAAAAGTTTGTGGGAAAGTGGGTACGCACCTTACAAACGTGCAGTGCACGATGCCAAATTGCAAGCGTTAGAAACTGCCACCAAACCTTTGCGTGACAAACTTGCTGCGCTTGAGGCAAAGCTTGGCCCAATGGAAAAGGCCAACGAAGACAAAATCAACAAACTGCGTGATGGTTACATTGTTGCCAAGAAGACAGCAGACGCAATGATTGGTATTGTTCCTGAAGAACGTATCCGTGCAGAGCGTGTTACTAAAGCTGAGAACGTCAAAGATTTGGCAGCAACTTCTCGCACACTGGCTGTGCAAGAAGCCAAAGGTGCTGACATTAAACCACTTACAAAACGCAATCAACAGTTGCGTTCTGCTACATCAGACGAAGCCCGAATCATTGCAACAGCTAAAAAGCTGGCAAAAAATGATCGCCTTGTCACAATGCACCCTAAAAATTCGCCAGCATACGAAAATGCATTGAAAGAAGTTACACGCGGGTACATTTCTCGTTTGGGTGAAATGGGTGTTACCGTAGATGAAGACCCGGATATTGGCGACACTGTGTTCCGTATTGAAGGCAGCCCACCTGCAAACCCAGTTGATCCAGTAGCGGCGCAAAAAGCGGCGGCGGAATACGCCCGTGGCTTGCCCAAGGATGTTAAGTTTGTGTATGCGCCTACCATGTTGGAAGCGCCAGCAAAGTTTTTAAAAGCTTTATTTAACAATAAAGTGGATGTTGAAACTGCTGCGGTCAAAGGCGGTGTGTTGCCTGACGGAACTATTGTCATTATTGGCAACATGCACACATCGCTGGCAGATTTAGAAGAAACGCTGATACACGAAGCCATTGGTCACTACGGTGTTGACATGGTGCTTGGCCCCAAAGGTATGGCGGAACTTACCCGCAATATTCGCACTGCTGACGGCGGCATCTTTGGTATGGCTCAAGCGTTGGGTGTTGAGAAGGACGTGTTGCAGGTTGCCCGTGGTTATGAAAATCTTGCTCTGGAACAAGAAAACAAGGGCAACCAAGAAAAAGCAACGGAATTGCGCCGCCTTGGTGAAATACAAGCCGTTCGTGAAATGATTGCGCACTTGCAAGAACGTGTGGTCAATGAGTCGTTTGTGGAAAAAGCTGGCCGGTATTTGCAGATTGTCCTTGGTGCAATTCGAAAAATACTTAAAGGCATGGGTTTTATTAACACTGCCAATGTCAACACATCTGAGCTGTACCACATATTGTTCCAAGCCTCACGCAAAATGCAACAAGAGTACGCGGGTACTTATATGTCTCCCACAGGCATGTTGTCACTTCGCGCTGAATACGCCGCCGACTTTGCCGATGCTGGGCGCTACAGTGAACGGCTAATAGCCAAGAATAAAAGTTGGTGGGATGGCGTTAAAGCTAATTTCACAGGGCTTGGGTTTGAAACGCAGTTTGTAGACAGGTTTGGTGGGTGGGAACGTTTGGCGCAGGCTATGGATTCTGTCAAAGGAAGACAGATGATGTATTACTTCCGCATGTATGACCAACGTCAAAACTTTGTGGCGCAAGCTGTGCAGCGCGGTGCTTTGAAAATTGTTGAAAAAACCCGCAAAGACGGTCAAATTGAACGTTTGATTGAAGCCGGTGACGGCTCAAGCATTCGTGGCGTGGTCAATATTTTGAAACAAGCAGAAGGGCGTGTTGGTAATAGCGTGGCTGTAAACCGTTTGTTTACAATGTACATGTCAGCTATTCGCGCCGACAACAAAGGTTTTGAAACTTTGCACTTTGGTAAAGAACTTACAAAGACGGGTCTTGATCGTGCTCGTGCACAGGTTGAAAGCAATCCAGAAATTTTTAAGATTTTTGAAGCCGCCCGTAAAGAGTACAACGCTTACAACCGTGGCATGGTTGATTTTTTACTTAGCGTCAAGTCTATTGATGCAAAGACACATGCTAATTTGTTGGCGCAAAATGATTACATCCCTTGGTATCGCCAGCGTGGGGGTGTTGTTGAACTGGTGATTGGCAGCGAAACGCCCATACGGATTGGTGATATAGCCAACCAGCCACACCTTGACAAACTGGTTGGTGGTGACGAAGCTATTCTTGACTTCTTGACTTCCAGCGTTCAGAACACGGGCATGCTGGCAGATATGGGTATGCGCAACCTAGCAACCAAAAACGCTGTTTACGAAATGGTTGAACTTGGTTTGGCCAAGATTGGTAAGGGGCGCGGTACTGGTAAAAACGTTATTCAGTTTACTGACATGAACAAAGAAGGCGAGCTTGTTGATTTACACGCTGTGCTGATGACAGACAAGGTGGGACTTGACCCCGACATTTTGGTCAAAGGCATGGAAGGCATCCCCACGCAGTTGTCTGGCATCATGAAAATGATGGCGTTCCCTGCCACCATACTGCGTAAAGCCGTTACGTTGTCTCCAATTTACATGGCTAGGCAGTTATATCGCGATTCGTTTGCCGCATCTATTGCTTCTGGAGCCAACACCATACCTGTGTTAAGTGCTTTGAAAGAGATCAGAATTGGTTCTGGCAAAACAAAAGACACGTTGGAGCGTCGTGGTGTTATTGGCGGTCAAATGTTTACTGGCGGCACAGACGAAATTTCTAATGTGCTTAATCGCATGTTAGCTGACAATAAAGTTAGCTGGCAGGGCGCTATTGGCGCATTAGAAGCACTAAACATGGAAGCGGACGCTACCACCCGCCGTGCACAATACAACAGTTACATCAAGCAAGGCCTGTCTGAAATGGAAGCTACCTTGATGGCTTTGGAGTCTATGAACTTTAACAAGCGCGGCGCATCTCCTAGCGTGCACTGGCTCAACAGCATGATCCCGTTCTTTAATGCTCAAATACAATCCATGAACGTGCTGTACAAATCAATTACAGGCAAAATGCCGTACAACGAAAAGTTAAAAATTCAACAGAAACTGTTTATTCGCGGCGCTATGTTGGCAGCATCTTCCATGATCTACGCTGCTCTGATGCAAGATGATGAAGCATATAAAAACGCTACGCCTGACCAAAAGTACGGCAACTGGTTTATACGCATCCCCGGTTTTGATGAGCCTTTGAGGCTGCCTATCCCGTTTGAGATTGGCTACTTGTTCAAAGCGTTGCCGGAAGCTATCTACAACTCTATGGTGAACGAGCACGGCGGCAAAGAAGCTGTCAAAGCTTTTAACACCATCTTGCTGAATTTGATACCGGGCGGATCAAACATGCCAACCTTTATGTATGGTGACTACAAATTGGCGTTTCCAATGCCGCTACCGCAAGCAGTTAAACCCTTGGTTGAGTTTTCTTTGGGTAGGTCGTTCTACACAGGCCGCGACCTTCTGTCCGAGCGTGAAAAAAGACTTAGCCCCGAAGCACAATTTCGCCAAGATACAACCGACATTGCAAAGATGTTTGGGCAGTTTGGGATGTCGCCCATACTGGTTGAGAACTTGATTCGCAGCTACACGACAGCGTTGCCGCTGGCACTTGGCCAAGCTATCCTTACAGGTGTAGGCGCGGTAGATGAGACCGGCCCTGCGCGTGCTACCTTGCGCCCATCGGAGTCAAAAATATATGGCACGCTATTCCAACCAGAAGATGCCGGTGCAATTATTGACCGTGTGTATACACGCATGAACAAGTTTGAATCCGTTAAAGCAACTTACAACGATCTAATAGAACGTGGGTACTACGACAAGGCCGAGGCAGTGCTTAACAAACACGCAACAGAAATTGCGTTGGCTGAAACAGCTACCAAGTTTCAAACTGAAATGCAAAAAGCAACGAAGATGGAAGTGGCTATCCGTGCGGCTGATATGCCGCCTGATGAGAAGCGCGAGCTGCTCAAAGCAATACGGCAGCAAAAAATAGAATACGCCAAATTTAACGAACAGGCCCTCGATGAAATAGAACGCCAATAAGCCCGCCCCGAATACACGGGGTGGCTTTGGCATCAAATACTCTGAACTTGAGGGCTTGGTTTAAACCTTCACGCCGCACCGCCTCCGCGTCAAGGCAGGGGACAAAAAAACTCTGCCCTCGTTCAAGACCCTTCCAAGGGTATCGGATTGATAATTGTTTCATCAGCTTCCGTGATTGATCTACTGATCTTCATGGCGGTTACACGCATTGGTGGTGCGCTGGTCTTGGACATCATATCTTTCTTACTGACGTAAGACACTGTGAATTGGTCTTCGAGCTGGCGCTTAAAGTTGGTATATCCAAAACTCATGTTTGAACAAAACGATTTAAGCAGTCGCTCTTCAATAAAGAAGTCCACATGCCCTGCCGTAACCCCGTGCTCCACACGCCCCATGACTTCTGCACGGGTTGTGTTCCTGTCCACCATTGAGCCATCACCCAAGTGCGCCAACGGGCCAGCTTTCTCGCCATACTTAACCACCACAAATTTGCCTTGGTACTCCTGAACAAACGCGTTGAGTACGTCTTCGGCACTGCGGTAGCCGCCCTTGATACTACCGCGCTGGATGTTGATGCGTTTGCGATAGCTTTCAATTATTTCAGCCAAAGGAAACTCGGCAATACCAGCATGCTCACGATTCATGATGATGCCTGCGGCAATTGCACAACCAATCCCTGCCATCCAAAACCGCTCGTCGTTTGGCGCACGGTATTCAGCATACATGCGGCCCACAGTCTCTGGCACCAACGTCTTGAGCATATCAATGTTGTTAACCATGTACTGCACCAAAGCTTCTCCAGCCACGGCAAAGTTGTGCTGTAAGGACTTGATGATCTCAATTTCATCCGGCTCCCATGTCAGTTTGTCATCCATGACATACTCAATCAAGCGGCGCATCTCCCCTTCGGACGCGTGCTTGCGTGTCCCTGTAAGATAGTCCACGGCATGGGTGTTTGAAGACATGATGGCAGTAGCCGCCCATGTGGACAGGTTCAACCGTTCTTTGTTCGAGCCGGACTCCATGCGCTCTTTGCCGCGCCCTTCGCTCATGCTGAGCAAGAAAGCAGGAAACCATTCAAAATCCTCGCGGTTCTTGCTGGTGATCTCATCCGTGATGAGGGGGTTGCTGTGCAACAACCCAAGGCGCTGCTGCATGGCTACAGGTGACGTGCCCGCACCTGTGCGGTAGTGGATGGGATGCCCCCAGATGGATGCCGCCCCGTCCAGCGCCAGCGACTTGCCAGTACCGGACTCGGTTGACGCGCAGTGAATGGTCAACCCGTGTAGCCCTGTGAAACGCATGAGCGGTGAGCCAGCGCCCATCAGGATGATGGCCAAGTGATCCCAGAGCTTTTTCCTGACCAGCAGGTTGATGAATTTGCGCCAGTTCTCTAGCGTTCCAGTTGGCTTGGAGTTCATTGTGATGTTCTCAAGACCGGGCATTGGCACTTCAATGGGTTCTTTATTCGGAGAGTAAATCTTTCCGCCCCATACATATGTTTCAGCGGGTTGCCAGCCGCAATAGTCTGGCACGTCAATTGGTTTCTTCTCACTACTCATCTTCTCAGCACAGGCACGTACGTAGTCATACAGATTCTTGTCGTTGCCAGAACCAAATGCAGCCAAGATGTTTTGCTGTGCCAGCGCCTTGACTGTTTCGTCTCTGCTGACCACAGCTTTTTGGGGGAACGATATGTCTACTGTGCGGTATTCCCGCACAGCCAGCATGTGGATAAGGTGCTCACCGTTGTTGTTCAAAATATCCACAGGGAACAAATCATAGGGCAATAACATGATCTGGCGTTTTGTTACGTTGCCGGCTGAGTCAGTGTCTTCTTTTTCCATGAACACGCCGCCCCGAGCACCATACGCATAACCCCTTGGTGGTTCAGGGCGAATTACTTTTTTTGTTACTTTGCCTTCCCCTGCTGGTATCTCAAGGGTAGTCTCAGCGGTGACCACGGCGGTCTCACGCCCAAGTGCCAATGGGTTTGTGATCTTGCCCCTGAATTGACACCCGTCACAAATGCCGGGGTTCTCTGAGTCAAACTTCACGCAAGGGTATGGCCCTTTGATCTCGGCCAGCTTCTGGTGCATGCGCTCGTGTGGGTATGGGTGCAGGTCAGACAACCAAACAGCCGCCTTCTCGCCATCGTTGCACTTCTGAGCGATGCTCAACCAGCCACGCCACAACGGCTCCATGCCGTCCTCAGATGCGTTCTCAGCGTAGTACCGCAGTTGCTCGCAGCCTACGCCATCCTTGGTCTTCTTGAAAATATTCTTGAACAGCGTGATGCTGTTCTCAAACAGTTTGACTGTGGTCGGTGTATGGGGTGCGTCAGGGCGTTGGCCGGGCAAAGCAAGCGTGGTTGTTTTCTGGCGCGGGAGCATAGGTAGTGCCTTGAGTTGGCTCTCGATGTGGTTGGCCAAATCCTCAAAGTCAAACGTGTCACCCTCCGCCAGTATGCGCACTGGGCGCGGCGTAGCGTACTTGGCCTTGTTGTTGAACGTGCCGGGGAAGCGCAATACTCGAGCTGAATCTGCTGTCACCGTCATGTCAATGCTCAAGCCTTCTTGCTTGCACAGGCGCTTCAGGTTCTCGGCAACAGGCTTCCAGTCCTCAACGGCAACATCTTGCGTGAACGGCCAGTAGCAGTGTAAGCCACCGCCTGAATCCACGACGTATGGCGTGCCCAGCAAATCCAAGCCGGTATTGACCATGAAGTCGTTGAGCGACATGGCTGCTTGCTTTTTGGTGTCGTAGCCGTCCATGTCAATGAACAGCGACCGGATGAAGCGTGCGTTCTCGGCTGTGCGCTTGCCTTTGTTTTGAAACGTGGACAGCGCAAAGTAGATGTCTTTGTTGTTGCCCCACTTAGCTATGGCTGTGGGTAATTCCTCCAGATGTTCAACAAAATTGTGTTCCTTCTTTTTTGTAGTTAGCTCTGCCGCACAGTACAACCCGTTATCTGGGGACGGCAGAACAACCGCTAGGAATTCAAGCGGGGTCATGAGAGTCCTTCGGATTTAGATGAACAGGTCGCGTTGTGCTTCGTCGCGCGGGGGGAATTCTTTTTCTGGTGCTACTGCGGCAAAGCGGCGTAGCAATTCAATCTGCCAATCAAGTGGCGCACCCATCGGGTTGTCGTCCACATACATGGCAAAGTATTTGATGAGTTCTGTGTTACTCAGGGTGCGAGGCCGTAGTGCTGACATATTTTTCTCCATGCTTCGTCTGCTGTTTTGGATGACTTGAGGTAGGTGAGCATTGTTTCAACTCGGTGTTCGTAGGCGACAAAAATCTCACCACCTTCAAACCAGTTGTAAACAGTCTGGCGTGACACGCCAAGCGCCTTGGCAATACGCACCACCGAAAAGTTAAGATGCACTGCCCAGCGCCCAAGCTGATTGCCTTGAGTCTTCGGGGCACGCATGATCGCGTCAATGGTTTTTTGGGAGTAGGCCATCTTCTTTCTTTCTGGAAACAACGCGCATGACGCGCTGGTTTTTGCCGGACTTGCCTTGACGACGTTCGCCGGTGTCTTCGATGAAACCCTTGTCCAGTAACGCACGATACCGCGCAGTGATGGACGAGTAAGGGTAGTTGGGGTAGAACGCACGCACCTCGTCACTGATGCAGCCACGGCTACCAAAGCGGTGAATGGTGGAATACACCAGACTCTCGAGCCGAGTAGTATCGACCTCATGCGCAGCTTCCACGCTTGTGTCAACGCTGTCGGCTCTGTGTAGTATCTGCGGGTTTGTTCCAAATGTGCTCATGACTTCTCCTGAAATTGGGGGCCAAAGCCCCCGTTTTTAATTACTCGTCGTCCCAGTCAGACACCAAATCAGCCAGCTTGCCTTTCTTGGCAGGCACGGCAGAAGCCTTGGTGGCTTCCTTGCGAATTTCAGGTTCGTCCTCAGCATCGGCAACGGGCGCGGCTTTTGCCTTCTTTGCGGCAGGCTTGGCCGGTGCTTCCTCTGCATCGTCGTCATCGGTCTCCACGACAGGCGGCTTGCCAGCCAACACCATCTTGGGAGCGTTGTTGGATTTGACACCATCGCTTTGTGCCACGGTCATGACCACGGCACGTTGTGCGTCAGCGCTGTCGGCTTGACTCTTGATGATCTCGTACTCGTCGTCAGTCAACCAGCGCACAGGCTTGAAGAACAGCTTGGGCGACTCAGCCTTGGTATCAAAGCGCATCTCGGTGACGATCTGCTCAGGATTCACTGGCGGGTTCTGCACTGCCAAGTAACGTGCATACGCTTGCAACGGGCGCTTGTCGCCTTCTTCTTTACCAAACACCGAAGTAGCTGGCAAAGTCAACTGCATCACATCCCCTGATGGGTTGTTGGCCAACACCACAGCCAGACGCTGTTGGTAGCGGCAAGCACGGCTATTACCTTGGCCAGAACCCGCCACGTTTTTGGGGCAGCTCATGCAGGTAGCAGCTTGCTTGTTCTCAGCAGAAGGGTCAGGGCGATCACCATCGTTGCTCCAGCAGTCAGGGCCGGTGATGTTGTCGGCATCGTAGGACGATGCGTAGAAGATGCGGCTGACCTTGGGTGCAGCTTTCACAATGATGACTTCCAAATGGCGGTCATCAATCGCGGCGACTTCCTTGCCGCCAGCTACCAGACGAAACACACCGCCTTTGATGGAGATGCGCTTGGTGTTGGAAACACTGCCGCCGGTTAAGGCTTTGGCTGTGTCGGACAGTTCGTTGTTACGAGCAAATGCAGGTACGTTTGCGGACGAGAAAAGCGTTATGTTTGACATATAAAACTCACTTGGTTGGTTTGGTGATACGAATTTCGAACTCAGTGACTGAGTTCAATCCCGGAGGTACGACCCCCGGGTTCTCTGCGAGAAAGGTAGCCATGTTGGTCTGAGCGATGCGCTTCTCCAGCAGGTCAACCATACTGTGCTCAAGGATGAACTCCTTGAACGATGACCAATCCTGCGTGTTGTAACGCGTCTTCAGCATCATGGATACCGTCCCGAAGGGACTCTTGACAGATGTGACACCCAGTGCCTTCATCTGATCTTTGATGGCGAACTTGATTTCGTCTTGTTGCGCCTTGAGTACTTCCAACTTGGTGTCGTACTCTTGTGTCATGGTGTCGATCTCCGCTTTGATTTTGCGATAGACCTTGACCAGTTTGTCGAGAGGAATGTTATCTTCTTCCAACTGCTTCTCCTGTTTTTGTTTGTCTAAGGTTTGACATGTTACACAATAAATTTCGGTTTGCAACTCCTTTCACGAATTTATTTCAATCTCAAACATCTGGGTAAGAAGTGAGTTATCACTCACCTTAGCCTCCAATGCTTTGAACATTTTCTTTTCAATCGGCGAGCCTTGAATGTGAATAACAGTAACTTTGTCTGAGTTCTGCCCCTTGCGGTCAGCCCGTGCAATGCACTGAATGTACTGCTCCACGCTCATCAATGGCCCAAAGAACACCACAGTGTCGGCAGCAGTCAGGGTAATCCCGTGTGCTGTGGCTTGTGGCTGCATCACCAACACCCTTGGTTCTTTCTCGTGCTGGAATCTGTGGATGATGTCTGAGCGTTTGTTTGGTGTGACTCCACCATGTATGCACTCGTTGGCAATGTTCTTCTTTGTCAGGTGCGCTTGGATGCTGTCGATGCTTGAGCGGAACAACGCAAAGATGATGACCTTGCGATCCGTCTCCTCCAGTATTTCCTCCAACACGCCAAGCCGTGGGCCAGCATCGAACTCGACAACTTCCTTGTCGTCTGTGTACACAGCGCCGCAACTGATCTGCAACAACTTGGATACACCAGCGGCAGCGTTGACTGCGCTGATCGTCTCGCCTGCGGCTTGCACTAGCATGCGTTCTTTGAGCAGGTTGTAGTATTTGGCTTGTTGTGGCGTGAGCGGTACTTCGCGTGTTGTAGTCAACACGGGCGGCAAGTCAAGACACTGCGCCTTACTGAACCTTATCGCTGGTTGCAGTGCTTCGTGTACCAGATCGGCTGCGTTGTGTTTCGGTGCCCACTTGTACAGTGTGATCTTGTTCATCACTTTGTCGCGCCATGAGCTGTAAAAGTTTGGAACGCCGTCGGGATTCACGATCTTGGCCAAACCGTACGCATCGGCTGGAGACTGCGATGCGGGAGTACCCGTCATCATCCATACGTGGGTGCTTGGCTTGATGATTGACTTGAGCGCTTTCCAACGATCTGTTGTTACGGTCTTGTATGCGTTGGCCTCATCCACAATCACCAAATCAAAGCGGCCATCAGCGTTGACCTCATCGGCTATCAGGTTCAACCCTTCGTAGTTGGTGATGACGAACTCGTAGTCTTGTTGAACCATTTCAATACGCCGACTAGCTTTGGGGTGGTGCGCGACGATGGCAGAGCGGTGGATGATGCTGTTGCTCAGGTCAGCCAGCCATGCAGACTGCATGATGGAGAGTGGGCACAGAATCAAACAACGACGCACATGC